TCCACTGCCAGCAAAGTAAACATTTCTTGATCTCATAAATGGATCTGCTTCACTTGATACCTTTACTGCCTCAATATAATCATATTCTTTACTAGGACCCTCTAACACATTGGTAAAACTTCTTTCAATGTCAGTTATAGTGGTTGTAGTTCTTCTAGTAACAATGTGACCATCAATATCACGACCTCTTCTTGTATCAAATACATCAACGTCTGTAGATGATCTTGAATTATCACGAACTATATTCACCTGTTCAACCCATCTTGCACCTGTAGATTCTGTTCTAAAGTTATCAATATAGATTGTTCTTGACCAATTATCTGAAGGAGGATCAAGAATTACAGCACCTGCAAATGTTATAACATTGAATGGGTTAATATTTTCAACTTCAGTTGCTTGAGGATTTTCTATCCAGTCAACTTCAGTATAATCAAGAGTAATTAAATCACCAGTTTTCTTACAATTAGTATCAAGTAGTTGTAAATTAGAATTAATATCAGCAGACGCAATATCAATCTGTGGATTTAGTGCTATTTCTGCTCTTAATGACCAAAAATCAACTGCACTACACAATTCTTGTTTTACTGTATCAACATCACATCTTGAACCACCCTCTGCACTAAAGTCAATAAATTTTCTATCCTTAAAATTATTAACAGCAAAACCAGTCTTGAATCTATCTAAACCATCAGCATCTCTTACTTGGAATGATTTTGTATCCAATTCAAGAGCATTTAATGTAGTTGTTGTTTCTAAATTAACAATTCTCTTCTCTAGAGCACCAATATCTCTCATCGTAAATCTACGATTATCCTTCATTTTTATTTGAGGATCTTTAATTGGGTCGTAAAGATATGGTGGTAAGAATATCTCAGCAATTTCCATCGAATTACCAAGTTCTGTTGGTGGTGCAGGATTTTCTGATGATTCTCCTTTGACTAATTTAACTTCCTCAAATTGATTGATTACTAATTTATCAATACGAGGTAGATAAAAATTAAATCCTACGATTGAACTCTCACCAGGTGTAAGTGTAAATGGATTGTTTGCAACAAAAGAACGTGAACTAAATGAGAAAGGTGATGCAGTAGATGTTCCAGCATCATAGTCTGCAACTCTTGGTCTAAAATCAAGTAAATCAGTGCTACGATTATTACCAACTGCAGGTATGTCATTCGTAAATCTGTCTTTAGTATATGAACTTGCAGTGAATAAATCACCAGTAACATCACCAGAAACAGTATACTTATCAAATATTATTAAAAGTCTCTTTGATGGGACACCAGATTTTTCTTTTCTTACAATCTTGGAAATACCACAGAATTCAGTTGTATGGTTCTTATCTAAAACATAATTATTTGTTCTGTCTACGAAATTACCTACATCTATACCTTGTAATATTGATGTTATGGAAGACTCTTGAAACTTAACTTGCTCACCAACAACAAAGGAATTAGCATTAAGACTAACGATATCAACAGTTGTCGCACTTCGATTAACAACTTGACCTATTGCACGACTCTCTTGACCAACAACTTTTTCACCAATTATTGCATCTGTATTCAGATTTAATCCACTAATAAATTTTAGTTTATCTAATGTGGGTGTTGCAGTTGTTTTTGATTCATATACTGCTACAATTTTAACTACATCAGGAACATTAAGTGATATATCATCATCTTCAACTCTTAAACCATAACGAGAACTTCTTGTTAATCCATTTAGACCCGAACTAACCTTTGATGTGCGTGTAACTTCAAGTTGTTGACTTCTTGTATAATCTTTTGCTTTACTTGTAATACCAACTTTCTTAAGAGTTATATTTACAGTTGCATTACCAGAGGATTTAGATAATCCATTAAATGCAATATTAGCACCACCATTAGTAATCACTACTTGATCTGATGTTAATGGTTCTGTTGTTCCATCACTATACTGAATAGAATATTTTTCAGCATCAAATGGTTCAAAGAATGCACTTGTAATACCAGCAGATACATTTAATCCATCAGATGATGCTAGTGTAATTGTAGAACTACTAATCGCTTTGTTTAATATTTGTCTGGAAATTATTAAATTAGAATTAGAAGTATCAATATCAGCAATATTTCTCTTTGGCAATCTTGAAAATAAACCACTACTTCTTGAAATTCTAGGAACTTTAATCCTAAAGGAATTACTTGTTGATATACCTGCTGCTTTAATGGCACCATTATTAACACCAGAAACAGTAGTTGTTGCAGATAAAGTCAAGGTTGCTCCATCAGCGGATATTGCACTTACTCTGTTTACCGTTTCATCTGCATCTGTGCTAAATTGATATGCAATAAGAGCATCTGTATTAATACCAATCTGTCCAGAAAATCTGCGACTTGGGACATTTGCAGTGTTTGTTCCTGATCCACCTAATACATTAAGTTGATCTGTTAGAGAAAAATTAGGTAATACTTTATCATATAGAACTGCATCAGCAAGAAAATCTGATACTAAGGCAGGAGAACCTGCGATTGTAGATACGTCCTGACTAACACTTTTAATATCATCAACACCATACTTATTAATCTTTACAACTGAAACAACTTTTTCTGTTTGCTCATTAAAAATTAACTGCTCTCCATTTATAAATTCACCAGTGGTTTCTCCAATTATTATTTCATCTGTTACAGTTGTTCCACCCTGTTCAATAAGGAAACCTACTGCACCACTTGTCTTACCACGTACTCTTGAACCTGCATTTTCTGATATAGTTCCAACACATTTAATAATTGTGAATACCTGCAAGTCAAATAAATGCAAATCAAACTGAGTTGTTGCTCCACTATATGCTCCATCTGTTGCCCCATATGAATATATTCTTGCCTGACCTATCTGAATACCACCACCACTTAATGTTGCCCCATCTCTTCTACGGTTAAAGAGTTTGATTGTATTAGTATTATTACCACCAACACTTACAAAAGGAGAACCAAATACATTATTAACCTTTAATACACTACCCATATTGAATGGTATAGATGCTGAATTTACTTTTTTAACATCTCTTGGTTTATCAACGTCTAATACTGTTGTTCCTGGTAGATAAACATCATATCCCCTAACATATGCCTTACCTGGTGAAAGTTTGACGCACATTAAATCTTCAGTCGGTTTATTACCCTGATCTGTAAGTAAATTCTCTGAATATAATCCCTGACTACTTATTTCATCATTTAATGAGTTCTGTATATTTACTCTAAACGGTTCTACTGCATAGTTTCCAGACTCATCAAAAGTTCTTTGTGCAAAATATTTCTTAATTTCAGAATATACAGAGGTATTCTGTAATTTTTTAGTAGCACCAGCATTTATTCTGAATAGTTCTACAAAGTTAGTATCCTGAAAATCTTGTAGTGATTTTTTTGTTAATTTTACAGTAATCTTAAAACGATCAGCACCTGGTGCTGCAAAGTTTGTAAATCCTTTTGCATTATCATATAATTTAGAGTTGTCGTTTGCATTTACAACCTCTTCAATTACCTCAAATCCAACTCTGTATGATGGTTTATTATTATATGGTTCTAATACTATTAATGAAGTAGGAACATCTACAAAGATACCTCTCATGAAGTAAACGCCTTTGTTTACACCAAATGCAGATCCAGTTGCAGTTGCATCCTCAGATGTTAGTGTAAGAACGGTCTCATCAATACTAAGAGTTGTATTACCATAAGTTAATGGTTCTTCTAGAATTAATATTTCACCATTTGGAAATGCTACACTTTCACCATCTAATCCAGATTGATTATATTTTACGAAAACTGTTATTTCATCAACACCTTCAGATGGAGGTAATATAAAATTCTTGATAGTGGCCACAATACCAGAATTTTGTCCTCTTACTCTAGTTCCTTTACCATTATTATTAGCGATTATTTCACTTAAATAGACAGAAACATCAATACCAAGGTGAGTTGCATTTATCTTTGCAGAAAAATAAGATGGATCATACTCAATGCCACCAGGTATGACCATCGAACCTTCTTTGAAGATATGTTTTCCAAAGTTTTCGACTTGATTTTGTAAAATGGATTGTAATCCAGTTAACTCTCTTGCCTGAACTGGTAGACCAGGCTTGAATAGCACCTTGTAAAAATTATCATCCTTACTGAAATCGTCATAGTAAGGACTTATATTTAAATTCGTTTTTTGTGGCATTTTAGAATTCTAGTATGATTTTAATGTCTTCCTTTTGTCGAGAGTTTCTAACAATCAACGGTCTATTATCTAAGTAAACTGTTTCACCTGACCCTTTATTTATCTCTGAATTGGACAACCCTGAAATAAAGTTTGTTCCTAAATTGATAAGTTTGTTACCTGTAGGATTAGTTGTAATACCAGAGAATGACTGTGATATTGCACCTGAGAAAGATGATTCCTTTCCTTCAATATTATTTGCACCTGTGGTGGACTCAAATTGATAAATTCTACCAGAAGTAGAAATACCAGCATAATCTGTTTGGTCAAATGTCGTTCTGTTAAAGTTTAATGAACGATCTCTAAAATACTTCAATACTTTGGTTTCAGTATCATAAGATGCAATATATGCAGTTGCTACTCTTCCTACATTGGGTGAGACTGTAAGCACCTGCTTAATTTCTTCTCCAACTATCGGAACACCAGTGATGGTGTCAAATTTAACTGCCTGTAATGATGAGTAAGTATTATCAGTATATGTTACTGAAGTTCCTACCTTAGTTGGATTTTTAACAATACCAACTTGTGCAAATTTGGTATCAATTGGAAAATCTTTAGTAGAATCATCAAAACGTGCATAAACAATACATCTATCAGTTCCTAATTCAGTATATAAATCATGACCATGACCTAATGATGGTGGAATGATAGGAATCAATTTTGCACGACCAGTTGATGTAGATACACCACTATTCAATGTTCCTAAATCAACAACACCATAACTATATCCTTTACCACCAGCACTTACAATAACATCAGTTATCGTGCCGTTT